TTTTTCCCACCTGTAAAGCACTTTTTATATAAATCTATAATTATATAATTCTATGCCACTTGCCAGAGAGCATCATGCAACTGGATACCTCCATTGCACTGGTTGCCCCAGCCATGCCAACCATCAGGTAAATCACCGCGAGCAAACAGCTCAATACGAGGAACATCACCTAACAGCCTTACCAGCTTGTCACGAACCACATCAGGCTTCCGAGAATGCTCCAGACGAGGCGATGTAAACGACTGAATGATCCCCGCATCAAGGCGGGTCGGCAATTTGCCTTTTACCGCAAACAAGCAATCTTCACTGTTTGCACGAGTCATATGCCCCATCCCCATCACCAGCTTATCTGGTTGTCGGCTACCACATTTGTTCCATGTGAAGCCCTTCATGGTCATAAGCCTGAATCCCCATGCTTTCACCACCAGAAACGCTTCTTCTGGCTGAGTCGGAACCCACCACATGGCCAACAAACACGATTCAGGATTAGCAAGCTGCCAGACAGGAATACGAGCAATATCCTCAGCTTTCATCGTTGAATACTTAAAACCAGCTCCACGATTCCCATCCTTACACTTATCTTTGTATTCCCAGGGGGGATCTGCATAAATCAGATTAAACAATGCAATTGCCTCCATGTTAGTTGTGCCTCCGGCGCTTATCTCCGGCAGTCATAACGCTGGCCAGCTCTACAGCAGACGCAACGAAAAGGGCACTAACCAGACTGATTAATGCCCTTGCCTGTTGTGTGCCGGATATCGCCCGACAACGCTGTTTTGGTAACACGGCTACAGTTCCGTGACGCTCCAGCTTTTACCCCTTTGCGGATAACAGGCCCTGCCTGTAACTTAGCCCCACGTTCGCCCGAAATGCGCACTAGGCACGCATAAAGATGAGCACGAAGGAAGTAACTCCACCGCGCTTATCTTTATGTGTGAGAGTGAATTGGTGGCCCCTACCGGATTTGAACCGATGACCGTGCGATTATGAGTCGCCTGCTCTAACCACTGAGCTAAGGGGCCATATTTGATCTGTTTGTCTGGTGTGGCGCCGCGCACGAAAATCCCAGCCAATAAATTCAGGATTTTTGGGCGCGGCGGCATATCAGACAAACATGGTTGATGCGTGCGCCCATGAGAAAAGCGCATAGAATGTTGTAACTATATATTTATATAATTATAGAAATATATATTACTTGGGGCAGTTGATTTCCCATGCCCTGTTATGAGCCAGAATATCTTTCTTTGTCTGGCGGTCCATAACATCGATATCGTGATCAGTCAGGTAGATGGGCTTTACCCAATCACAGGCGGTATCAACCACCACCGGGACGCTTCCACGACTCCCGCAGCTCGCGATCAACATCGTCATCAGCCATATGGTTAACACTCTGCTGTACATTGCCCACCTCTTTTGTCACTTCTATACGCCGCTCCGCAGTGGCTTTTACGGCGGCTGCATTCTCATTTATGCGCTGCTTTTCAGCTTCATCTTCGGCCTTTTCTCGCCCCTTCATACGACCAAAACCAAACGCGCCGAATGCAACCAATATAATTGTGCCAATAAATGACAAAACGGCCTTCAAACCAGTCATACCACCACTCGCTCTTTCATCCAGCCGTAGACAAACGACTCATTCGCCTCGCGCTTCTCCGCCAGCTCCAGATAGCGTTCGCCCTGCGTACAGTTCAGCGACGTCAGCATCACCCGTTCGCCGTCTTTTCCCCGATTCCCAAGATAAGCACGCAGCGCATTAATGGTACGTGGACCGATTCGTCCATCTGCATCCAAATCGGGATACAGCTTCCCACGCAGATTGAACACATTCAGCCAGCGTTGAAGCATTTTGGACGCCACTGTTGGCCCCATATTCACACCGGTATCACACAGCTCTGCGGCAATATCAGAGGATAATGCGGCCACCTGATCAAAGCGTGGTCCGTACCAGTAATCAGCCTCAAGGATTTCTAGTGCCTGTTCGCGGGTTAAATCGCGCATATCGCCACGGTATCCATGAGCACGGGCAGTGTTCTGAGTAATGCCCCACTTTGTTGGGCCTCCCTTGTCGTCAGGGTGATCCACATAGCCGCCCTCTTTTCCAAGAATGCTGTTAAAAATCTCATCTTTGGTCATGATTAAATCCTAATGCGTCAACTATCCGCGCCAGATTGCCCCTGAAATACAGAACAACGATGCAGATAATCAGATTTCCAATAACCACCAGCCAGTGGGATTCTTGATAAAGACCGAACACATAACGGAAGGGAACATTGGCGTATACAATGACGTAGATATAAGCCAGAAAGGAAACAAATGGACGATGCCTGGAGTCTTTCCGTTGATAAAGCATCAGCGCCATTACTATTACTGTGCAAAGCACCGCATTAATCAGTGCTGACGGGTCACTGCTTACCATTTGAACCCCCTCCACGTAAGCGGGAAAGCATTCCAAAGATGCTACCGAGATCCTGGCTGTTTACGAACGTGAGGATTTTAATTGTCAATGCAGCCACAATAACCGCACCAAGCGCATCAAGAGGTCGATCGTTGTAGCTGGTCCATTTGGCAAGAAATGAGCCAACTAACGGCGCTCCAATCACTCCAACAATGAACGATGTAAAGAAATAGCCAATCAGCTTGAGACGGCTAATATTCACCGCTGTAGCAACATAGAAAACAGCGCCAGCAAATGCCCCGAATACAACGCCGTAATCAATACCAGTTGCAATACCAAAAACGCTGGCACCCATCAGGCCACCAGCAGCAACGGCCGTACCGGAAATTGGTTCTGCTGACATTGAAATCCTCGTTAAAAAAAAAGCCCCGCCGAAAAAGGCAGGGCTTCATAAAGCAACAAATTACGCGGTAATCGCTTAACGCAGTTTTACTACGTTAAATGAAACACTACACCCAGTTACCATCTAAAACAAGGTTTTTCCATAAAAAAACCTTCATATCGTGGTTAATCGATCAATAAAAAAACAATGTTCAACTTTTTACCAACCGAACATCCCGACCAGGACTTCCATAATATTCGCCGATATGCCACTGCTTAAGTTGAGTAATCTTCTCCAACTTAGCTCCCATAGAGTCCAGTTTCTGCCATGTTTTCGGTTGTATGTGCTTCATTACCCGCTCTGAATATCTGAATACTGCTCGTAATCGCATGGATTCTCACTACAGCTTATATATGTTCACGACTGGACTTCCAGAATATCCACGCCAGATCAACATTCGGGTCCTGGTAATTCATCCCTTCGTTGGCACGAATCAATAATGTTTCATGGTTTTTATCACCCGCATGAAACCTGACAAGTGCTTCGAACTTTTCGCGCCCATCATCCGGCACTACCACCGTTGGCGGCGCGGAGAATAGAGGTTTAGGTGATATTTCCGCACGTTTTGCGTATGCTTCAACTGTGTCAGGGTTAAACAGGATTATGTTTTCACCGCATTCCCACGCTACCGGCTCTGCTTCCAGTGATGCCAGAGCAATTTCATAAGCACGGCGCTCAATATTGTCTCGGACGTCCAGGCTGCCTATGCGCTCTTTGATTTCTTTAATCAGTTCTTTGTCGGTTAAAGTGGTCATTTGTTAATCCTCAAAACTTTATGCCCGGGCGCAAAAGCACGCGTTTTGTCGGCGCTTATTCGCCACCCATCTTTACGTGCCTCTTTTGCACAGCCAGCCCATGACGTACCGATATATTCACCGAAGTCTGGTACTGGATATACACCTTCCGTACACTGGCGGCAGTCACAATAGAGATGCATGGTGTAACTTGCGGCAACAGCCATATCACTCTCCTTTAGTACGCAAGTGGTTTTTCCAGCGGTTTTGCGCCGCGCTGCGCTTATCTTTGACTCCCTCTCTGGCAATTCCAGAAAATGAAAACAACACCACACGGCGATTGCTAACTCTCAACCACTGGCTGGGGTAGCAAAGTCTGTATACACGGGAAATAAGCATCTTTGCTTTACGGTTTTTCATCGTTTGCCCCCTGCTTTTCTGCCCTTAACACCATGCGAGAACCATCATCCAGCTCCCAATTGATTTCACCGCCTTCTGCCATGACAAGATGCCAAACGAGTTGTGCGGCCTCGTTGGTTACATCACGACCGCGATCATTGCCTACACGGCGTTTTGTTCCGTCACCTAAATCGCGCATTTTGGCCAACACGATGGTTTTTGATAGCGGTGAAAAACCAAGCTGTAGCCGTGCGGAATTACTCACTGGTTGCCCCCTGAATACGTTTAAACTCAATTACCCATACCCACGGGTTAGATAGCCAGTTCTCTTGCCCGTAAATACCGCGCCAGATATCACCAAAGCCAACGCGATAAACAGCTTCCGGCGGTGTAATCTTGTACGTCGCCGGAGATGCGCCTTCCGCTTTAGCATCTGCCTCGCTCATGTCATGCAGCCGTTCCACACGCACGTCGGTAATTTCCAGCAAAATACGTGAAGCCCAGCGCGGCATGTGAATTGATGGACGCCACCCGCCATCAAACTTTTCATTCACAGTGTGAGGTTTCCAGTCGGCATCATCGGGTATCGACCATAAACCGTAATCACCAGACTTTTGCTCACAACTGGCCCGATAAATCCTTGCTGCGTTCTTCTCATCGCCACGACAAAGGTTGTCGTTCCAGTCCACACTGCAACCATCCTCATTGCCTAATATCGCCCACGCTTCACGGACCCATATGCGATCACCAACGTTACCGAACGGGCATAAACCATGTTCCGGTGCATCCATAACGTGGGTATAGACACCATTGCGTTTCTTTGTCGGTTTACGGATAACCAGGCAGTTATCGGCCCTGACATTTTTTACAGGTCGGCGAGTCTGCGTCTTCCTTCCTTCGAGGATGGCCCTAACCATATCGTCATTAAAAACAACACCACGTTCTTTCATTTAGAAGCCACCTTGTTCAATTTCCGGCGACAAGACACGCAATCATCAGGACTCTCAAAAGTGTCTGGCTCACGGTAATCACCAAAATACATCCAACGGCCGCAAATGCTGGTTACTTCACCTTCATTAAAATAATGATGTTTATTCGCCTTCATTGGCCTGACCCATCCGGCATTTTTCTTGCTCACTTCAACTCCTCCCGACGACGTTCCTGAAGCTCTAGCATTGCGGCTCGGAAATCCTGCCACCATTCCTCATCTGCAACGGGGGTGTTCCGCTCCAGCACCTTGTCCGCATCGGCGATCAGGTTTGCCAGACTCTTGTCTGAAATCTTCGTTACCGGAGTCGTTGGTTGCTCAACCTGCCCGATAGGTTTTATCGTGCTCAAAAGGAGGCGACGGCGGGAAAGTGGTGCCCCACAACGACGGCCATCTTCCTTGCGATATGTTTCTTTCGGACCAACACACCAGGTTGTCGGCGTCTCGCGCAACTTCACTTTTTTCTCACCATCATTGGTAATGATTATTCCGGTATGTGTTTTGATGCTCATGCCACAGCCCCTCTCAACGGCTTAACTTTGGCTAATAAGGTGTTAAACAACATGGAGTTAGGATTCATGCCAAATGGCAATTCCGGTTTAGCGGAGTAGTACAGGCAACCATTTATTTTCCTGGTTGTTATCTGTCCTTCGGCAACCATGCTTCTCAGTCTGCAACGCATAGAGTTCTGCGACACACCAATGTGCTCCGCGATTACGTCCACTTTTGAACATGGGTGATCGGTCAGGAAATTAATCACATCTTGGGGGTTAATAATTTTGCGTTTCATTGTCGAGGCGTCCTTATACATTTATATAAATATATAATTCTATATACGGCGGGAGACATCCCGCCGTAGGCTTACTGTCAGGCTTTCAATAGCGATTCTTTCAGATATCGGGCATCAGCCAGGGCGTTTGGAGTAATCTTGCGAACCCATGCATTACGGGTTGGACTCCACTTAAAGGCGCGTGATTTAAGCAGCGAACGAATGTTTGCCTCTGGTTTGCCAGGGAAATAAAACAGGATGCGGTTATCCTCTGGATCTATCTCCATAGAAAAGCCGTCGTATTCTTCGCGCTGTGCTCCTGTTACAGACTTGACCGATTCAAGCTCCTTAATACGGCTCTGTAGTCGTTTGATTTCGGCGTTATTGTTGCTCAGTGCGTATGAAGGGAATCCGATGCGCCCACAGAAATCTCCGGCCAGTAACTCTTTGGCTTCGCTTTCTGTAAACCTGAGATCGATTAATGCAGAAAGCTGCTGTATTTGGTCTTTTTTGTATTTGCGAATGGCCTTATTTGCGGCCTTCATTTTGACGTGTGACTTCATGCAGCCTTGCAGCTTACGAAGCAACTTAAATAGCGCATCAGGATCATCAGACGAAATTCCATTACGACCAACACCTGCGGCTTTGCTCTCGTAGTGTGATGCTTTACTTTCGCATTCAACAAACGCTTTTCTGAATAACGCATCAGCTTTAGACAAACGGCGGCGATGGCCTTTCGCGCTATAATGGTCAACTAAAATCGGCTGGCCTAACGGGATCACATCCAACAGGTCATGCGCTCGCTTATGCGCTACCGCACCTTCTTTTCTGGCTTTTTCTGCACGAGCAATATATCGGGCAAGACGCGCGTTCTGGCGTTCCTGATAGGTGTTTACGTAATCATCTCCGCGCTGCTGCTGTTCAAGCCATGCTTTGCGCAGATCTTCTGTTACATCCACCAGCTCCGCAGGGATACAACCAGTTTGGGCTTCATAAGAGTAACCATCCTCATAGATACGCCCATCGTCTTCAACAAAGAAAAAGGTTTCGTGCTCATCGCTTTTGACCATACGACCATTAACATGGCGTAATAGGTAGCCAGTATCAGTGCTTAACAGGCTGTTAGGGTTGTTGATCCAGTCAGAAATAATTACTTGTTTATTCATCAGATTTCTCCGGTTTAACCAGGGCGGGTATCGCTCGGTTTCGGGTATAACCATAGGAAATTTTTTCCCACCTGTAAAGCACTTTTTATATAAATCTATAATTATATATTTATAGATTTTCGATGTTCCCGATGTCTACACACCATCAAAACAGCTCAAAATGACACTTTTACTCTCTTCGCTTTTTCAAATAGTCGACAACATACGCCCTGGCTTTTGCCAGCTTCCGGCGATACTGTCTGAGGCTAAGAGAAAGGGCGTGGGCTTTATCAATATGCGGTGCATTTATGTCGAGGCCCCGAATCTCCCACGCCCCGTATTCAATTCGGACAACCAGCGCCGCAGTCTCATCAACTACCGTGAGGGCCGTCACCGCTCCCTCTATACTGGTTTCCAGTGAGTCATTTGGTGCGCCGCCCCCTCCGGTAAACTGGCAGCGCGTAACCATCATCATTTCTAACATCGACGCGAAACCGCTACGGGCGTTGCAGCCATTGCGCACCCACAGCGCCCATAGCTCAAACAAGCTATCCAGATCGCGTCTCACTGTTCAGATCTCCCGTATCGTGACGGGATAAAGCGCCTCTACCTGCTTTTTCTTCATGATGTAGACGTCTGTTCGCACACCTTTAGTGTCGACACAATCAATCGTCCCATCGTCATAAAACACCATGAAATCAAGTTTATAAACGACACCACCTGGCAGATGAAAAGGCACCTGCATAAGAAACGTCACAACGCGGCCAGCTTTTCTCAGTAGCTTCAGTTCGCAGTAGTAATCAGCCTCTTTTTTGCTATCAAAAGCGATATCATCGACAACCGTTTTTTTATTGCCGTATTTGCTTTTCCTTGTCGCTGGTTTGCGAAAGCCGGTATATCTCATTTGGTATCCCCTGGTACTTCACCAAGACTAAGATCAAACCCAATTTCGTCTTTAACTGACTGCGGCAACAGCTCCCACGTCTGCGCACACAAAAATTCATCTGTGCCATAACGCTCAACAAAGCGAGCACAATTACTCAGGGGAGGGTGACGAACGGCAATATGCGGAGGCACACGCCCACCACCAGGCACAACACCGCGATGATGTGGTGCGCACAACCCAAAGCTATGGAAGTGGCAATTCTCATCAACGCTGCCGTAATCAGGATCGTGATGTAGCTCCGTCCACAGCTCTGGATTCTCAATTTCACGGCCATCAATAATGCAAGCTATGCAACCCACGTGAGTGAGCACCGCTTGTATATAAAGTTTCTCTTTCTTCGTTGGTGTACGTCCGTTCATCAGCGCCCCTTACCATTGATAAAGAGGTTGAACTCGTTGATTAACTGGACATACATGCTTCTGGCCGCGTAGTTCTTTGCCAGCTCTTTACGGGATGAGATCCCGCAAAACTCACGCAGAATCACAGAGGCCTCAGAACTGTTTGAAACGTTCTTCCCTGTTTTACTGGCCAGAAAGCGCCAGAATTGGGGATTCTGGCAATGCATCGCAGCACCGCGAACATAACTACTCATTGATGGCCCCCGTCATTTCTGGTGCTTTTCACCGTGCGGCTTCTTAAAAACCTGCCATCACGAACAACAGACACTTCTCGTTTACCCAACCTCATTTCACGGCGGTAACATTCAGAAAATGCCTCGTCCGGCATCATATAAATGCGACGCTTCGCCTCCGTATCCAGAAGGGAACGGCTTGGGGTTACATATAAGAACGACTCATCAATAGGGACAAAACCACGAGCAAGAATTGCTGGCAGAATACCAGGAAGAACGCAGAAAACAGCTCCACGATGCAGCAACATCTGGTACTCCATGACCTCCGTAATCCCCGTAACGACTGTTACGGTGTCACGTCTGTTACGGCTGGCAACCAGTCGCTGCACACCTCCAATTTTCTGCTCTACAGATAGACGTTTGCTATCGTTATCAATATGATCGATAACAAATCCTTTAATCGTTTGATCAAGGTAGTGCACCACCTGCGATTGAATCTGGTGATTATCACCAAAGAAGGCCAGAATCATCATTCCTCAAGCCTCCCAAGTGCTGAACGCCGGGCGTTGCTAATCTCCTTATGAATCAGCTCGATATCGCTGGAATCTTTATTCTTAAGCTCCAGCACGGTAATCGCATCACGAACCTCTGAAACGGTTACATGTGAGTGTTTCCAGCGAGCAATGAATCGCGGACCGCGTAGATTGCAACGCTCCGCAGGCATCCCCAGCTCAGAGAAAACCGCTTTCAGCCTTGATAAGCAGTTAACAGGGAGATTCCCTTTGATCTTGTTCTGCCGAACCGATGTGCCATCGCTACGCTGGCGCTGACGTTCGGCAAAATCTGCCGCCCATTGCTGGACGTTAATCCGGCCTTCCGAATACGCCACCAGCAGCGTCAGGTTATCCGCACGAGGGAATCTCTCGAAGCGATACCAGGCACCAATCAGTGATGACGTAAAGCCAAACTTTCTGGCAACACCAATTTGGCCTCCATTTTCGTCAACCCACTCCTGAAAGGTCATTTAACGAACTCCAGTTAAAACCACGATATGTGGTATTAAAACCACATATCGTGAGTTTTTCAATGGGCGAAACAAAAAATAACCTTCTATTTGTGGTCCACCTCTCGTCTTACCATGTGAAAACCACTAAATGTGGTAATGTATAAATAACCCACCATTCACGATTGATGAGACATGAAAAGCAACGACGAGAACATCAAGAAAGAAATAGGTCTGCGCATTCAGACTCTACGGAAACAATCCGGCATGACTGCCGGAGATCTCCAGCAAGTCACTGGAATAGGCTTAAGCACCTTGCAGAACTATGAGGCCGGATTAAGACAACCATCTATACCTGCCATCAAGAAAATCGCGCACGCCCTGAAAGCATCAGCGCCTTATATCGCGTGCTTAACAGATAACCCGTTCCCACCCCAGAATACTAACGCTCCTGTTATTCCTGGGCTTGTAGCTATAAAAAATGACATAGCATCGCACGCCGGAGAAAAGCCAGTGCTGGCGATAGAACAGGAGATTCTACGAAGCAAGAACATCAACCCATCGTCTCTGTCAGTTCTCCAGAGCAACGATGAGTTAATGTCACCAACAATATCCCCAGGCTCCCAAGTCCTGATTAATACAGACGATACAGAGATTCATGAGGGGATCTATGCCCTTGAAGACAGAAATGGCCTGGTTGTTTTGAGGCACTGTAGAGTCATACCGGGTGACAATGCTGTTATGCTGTCAACCGAAAGGGATGCTGAAATGAACACTAAGCATCTGAATAACGAGGAATTTAAGCGTTATAAAGTTCTTGGCCGCGTAGTTAGTGTTGTCAACTGGTTATGATACACAGCACGGCGAAAGCCGTGCATTTCTACGCTCAAAAAAACCACATTTTGTGGTTTTGACAACATGTAAAAGTATAAAAGAGGCTACGCATGGAATTACATACAGCCAATAAAAACGAAACTCTGATCACTGCTGGAATCGAAATCCAAGCGTTGAACATAGCGATTGAGTGTATGTTATGCCAAATCATTGATAATGAGAAAGATATCGACTGGATAGAATCTATCCTTCATCTGGCATCAGAACAAAAAGTCTGCCTCAAAACGGCCTTACAATACGATGTGCCAGCGATATCGAAGCTGTGCCAGCCATTGATGGCATATAACAGGGCTATTATTTCTGTATGCCTCATGATTCTTGATGAAAACACCCCTCTTAGCGACCGCTCAGAAGCTGCTCTCACCCTCTCACGTAAACAGCGACAGCTAGCAAATCAACTGATATCAACGATAGCTGACCTCTGACTGAAAGCGGGCTAACGCCCGCTTACATGATTATAGATTTATATAATTATATAAAACGCTTTTCATCCGCCAAAAAGTTGGTTATGCTTACCTCGTTCTATAAATATAGATTTATAGAATTATATAACCAAACACATGGAGTCTCGACAAATGACTATCTCTGTAGGTATTTTCAACGGAAAAGGCGGCGTAACCAAATCAACAATTGCCCGTGCTTTAGCAGTTGCTTATGCAAAGGCCGGCTGGAATGTATGCCTGATCGATATGGATGTGCTTAACGGAACGGTAACGCGTTGGGTACAACGCAGAATGGCCAACAATATCGAACCTGCAATCGCGGCGCAGCCGTGCGGCACGCCATCACAAGTCCAGAAAATCATCGAATCAGAAGTATACGACCTGGTTATCGTCGATGGCGGTGCCTACGCATCTGAATCAGTACCGAAGCTCTCTGAATTTCTGGATATGGTTATTTTGCCAACCAGATTCTCTACCGATGACCTAGAAACCACCGTTAACACAGCTCACGGCATCGTTAAAAAGGGTGTGCCAATCAAGAAAATTTGCATGGTGTTCTCAGGCGCGGCTGAAAACGAAGCCGACTACATTGAAGCCCAAGAGTACCTAGCTAATACGCCATACTTTGTTGTCGATAAGTACATTCCCCACAAGCCAGCTCTGAGCAAAGCTCAGGATAAGGGCTTAAGCCTCATTGAATGCTCATACGTTGCGCCACGCAAAAAGGCAGACGACGTTATTCAGGGGATTATCAACCAGCTTGAGGCTCTGACTACTGCCGCGTAATATATAATTATAGTTTTATAGATTTATATAAGAGGGGATACACATGGCCGGACCATCAAAACCACCAAAGAAGAACAGCAAAGGCGTACCGCCATCGATCGAACAACCGCAGGTTTTCGACCCGACTGAAACGCCAACCAGAACCAAATCAGGTGGGGCACAAATGGCGTTTAACGTCGACCCTGAATTTAAACGCGAGTACAAAACGTTCGCCAGCTCAATGGATATGTCATTGAAAGAAGTGCTGACAAAATCTTTTGAGTTACTCAAGGCTCAATACAACCAGAAGTAAGAGAAGGTGACGGCCTCCAGCGCCAACTGTTGGCCGTCGCGACACAACAAGGGGAATTTGTTATGTCCGAGCAACAATATACACGGTTACTGAAAACTCGTCTAACCGACCTCAAACGGCTGAAAGCTGGTCGCTTATTTGCCCTGCTATCCACCAGGCCAGAATGGGTACGTGAAGCAGTTCTGAAAGGCTTAATGCGCTCCAGCGTTTAAATTCAACCATAAAAAAGGCCCCCGAAGGGGCCTAATCGCTACTTGCTGCTAATGTTTATCGTCACATTCAGAGCGTTATCAGTAATCTTCCAACCCTCCCCATGTGGCGTAAACAAAGCCCCAGTAACAACGATAAAAATACACATACAGTATTTTTTCATTGTATGGCCCTTACAGGCCGTTTCACGGCATCCCCACCGACGAAAACAACGCGAGAGCAAGCACGGCTGCTTGTGCTTGCATGTACGGCAACGGAGAATCCTCCCCTAAAGTCGGTGCCCGGGTGCGAATCGGCGGGAAGGTCCACAGGTATTTTACGATTATTTTAAGATTAGTAATAGGAAAGAAATTAAACGAAAAAACTCGTTTATTTTCACAAAATCAGTAACCTACCCACAATCTGTGAGTTTGCAGGCACAACAAGAACCACAATTTTTTGAAGCATAATAGTGGACTATTATTACCTTTTGGGTAAAATTAACTTGCTGCTTGTGCTTGCGTGGTTGTTTATACAACGACGTTATGCTGAAAGGACCGCGAATCCGATCAGCACGAAAGAACCGTCCTCAATAGGGCGGTTTTTTTGTTTCTGCCTACCAATAAACCCACGCTATGTGGTTGTCTCTGTTAAAATCCCGCCGTATTGACATGAATGCGCCATTGGTGGACACTTTCCGAGCCGTAGCAAAATCTACGGTCGGGATTGGAACCCCGATAATCATCATGGCGCATACCGCGTTAGCGGTTTTTTTATGCGTAAAGCACTGCTACACCCAAATTATGGTGGGGCGTGCGGGGGAGTCGTAAGACTCGCCGGATTCCATGGTGACCGGTAGTTCCAACCCTGTACGTCTCACCACCCAATGATTGGAACCAGACGGTGGTGAGTATCCTTAACCTTTAAGGGAACTATCACCATGACAAACTTACCCCATGACTATTACGTCAACCTCGTAAAGATCCTTCTCAAGAAAGCCTCATACGCCGATAAATTCCGCCTAGCTGAAATCATCGAGCGCGAAGCTATGCGCATCGCCAGCAACGATAACGCTGTTTCTGACGCAAAAATCTCCCTCGTAACCAAAGTAGTTATGGGAGGTGCAAAATGAAAACGCTTCCGACCGTTAACACCCTACAGCCTATCTTGCATAACCAGATCCCCGTTATTACAACTGAACTTCTGGCGCAGTTATACGGAACAAAAATCAAAAACATTTCTGATAACTTTCTGAACAACACGACGCGATTCATAGCCGGAAAGCATTACTTTAAAATTGAAAAAAACGAATTACGCGAGTTCAAGAACAGACCTGAAACAATCGGGTTAGTTGGTAAAAATGCCCGCTCCCTCATTCTCTGGACAGAACGCGGGGCTGCACGTCACGCCAAAATGCTCGAAACCGATCAGGCGTGGGATGTATTCGAACGGCTGGAAGACTGCTATTTCAGCCAGAACGCGCAAACGGCCGCGACCGTAACCGTCTCGCCAAACAATGCTCGTGAGGTTGTCGATACGCTCAACGCCAAACCGATGTTTTACATTAAAGTGTGCAACAACGAGCCACTCACAACCTCAGCCGATGTTGCCCAAGCATTCAGCACCACAAACAATTCCATCGTTATGGCCATCGATGCGCTACGCATTCCTCGCACGGCTGCGGCGCGTCACTTCTTTAAAGAGCAACGACCGCTGGAAGGAAGCGACCGCGAAATAACAATCTATCGCATGACAAAAGACGGATTTACCTTGCTCATGGAGAGCATCGACGGTCCAAGCGTGAAAGATATCAAGCTGGCCTACATTGAAGCCTTTAACGCTATCAGCAGCGTGTTAAAAACACAGTACGAGCGTGATCTGGCTAAACGACTGTACCAGGAAAAAACGATTATCCGCGCGGCAACAGAGCATAATCGGCTATTAACGGAACCGAACTACAGGAAGGAACTAATCAAGGCGTTTGACAAGGCAACAGGGAAAACCAAAGCGGCGCTAAATCTGCCAGCAATGACTCAGGAAAATGTGATATCAGCCTTACTTCTTGATCTGCTCAGAAACGCCAGAGCACTTATCAGCTTTGACGAAAACCTGAATCCTCAGCTCAAGCTACTACCACCGACAGGCAAAGTAGTCGACCAAGCTGATCACAACAGCATACTCAGCGTACTGGATGCAAACCTGCCAGCCAAGACACTACAGGATCTGATAAAAACATGTGCTGATAAGCTGGCACAGAAAAGCAGACCATAACTACAAGGGGCTACGGCCCCTTACTCTTTTCTCTCTTATCAACGCCAGAGACTTTCTGAAAATCCTTTCGAATAGCGTCAGCATCACGCGCCAAGCCCATACTGGAACGCGTCGCCATATGACGAAAATGATCAACTGCCGGAAACAAAGAAATAATGGACCCAATAGCTTGCAGCAAACTCGCTTTTCTACGCATCATAATTCCACCATAACCGATAACCACCCTTCAGACACAACCCCCCCTCCCCCCATACAGGGTGCCCTTTACCGGAGTTCCGGCCCCTTCTCAAAAGCATCAAAAAAAGCTCGAGATCGAGTACCGGAACTCATGCCACCAGATAGCTCCACATTGTTTCCAATGCTTCGCCGCCGTGTGCGCCCTGTGGCCCACAATCATGCCATTGGTCGTCTGATATACCTTCTTCTGCTCATAGAGCACAGGCGAGTTGTCGCACTCCTGCCTTTCTCAGACTCGACTTAGTTTAGATCGCTGTTCCTGGCTTGCGTCAGCACACTTTCCCCTTGTACGCATACCCGCGCGCCACTTCGCCCAAAAACACCGAACCCAACGAAGTGGCAAAGACAACGACGCGAGCGTGAGTCTGAAATGGGCACCAGTAAAAAAGGGGTTGCAGGCGCAAAAAGATTTGATTATCTTTAGACGCAAGAAAGCCGCCCCAATCAAGAGGTGTCTTTTTAAATCCAGCCTACCAAGCAAGATTTAAATTTCAGACTGAAAACCGCCCGGCAAGGCGGTTTTTGTCTTTCTGGCGCTTACATTACACCACCATAAAACGATCCGTAAAGGATCATTTGATCCCTTATTCCAATTCTGACGACACTTTAACCTTTTCCCATACAAGGGTTTGCAGCCTTAACAGAATCACATCTTTATCAAGGTGTGAAAGATCCTTAACCATATCGTCAAACGACAGAACGCGAATGGCCATCTCAATGACCCTCGGCGGCTCACCCTTCTCATATCGCTTATATGTAGCCAACGATATCCCAAACTCTTCGGCGGCTCGCTCCTGCGTCCAGTTCATCCCACGACGCCATAATTTCAATTCGTAACCCGTCATTACATCCTCTACCTTTCCCTAGATATTCAATAAATTAGACATAGCCACTCACGACAAAATAAGATGTATTAACAATCCAATCTTTAGGCTTTAGGTAAAAAATGAGTTCATCTGCTTTTGTCACCGTGGTCACTGGTGTAAGTGTTTTTGTTCTAGGCCAACTCATCGTCAAAGGAGCTATTGAGCCTTACATTTCATTCAGGGAACAGCTAGGGAAAATATCCAATCTGTTATTGTGTAACCAAGCAAAAATAGTGAATCCTGGCTCGAACTTAAAGCCAGAAATCATTCATGATCTAAAAGATTCCGCAGCACAGTTAATGGCGAAATATTCCACTTTACCTTTCTATATCAAAAAGTTACATATCGGCTTTCGTCTTGTTCCATCAGCCACCGAGATTCTTGGGGCAGCTCAAAATTTGAACTATATAGCGTCAATACATGAAGGTAAGACTGGGGAGAATCCATCTAAGCATCTCGAAGAGATTGGCCATATGCTCAAAATACCAACTACCTATTCAAGCTAACCCAATGTAAGTTATCGGCTTGCCCCACAATAAGTTATCTATCTTCAAACGCCCCCTATATTAACACTCGCAAAGTGTCATTTTGACACTTTGCGCATTGTGTTTACTTAACGAGGAATAAAAATGGTTTATCGTTCGGCGGTGTAATCGGGGCTGGCTCGCTTTTGCTCATGCGATCAGTGTACCAGGCCAACTCCTTGTCAAAGTAAGCCTGATTAAAATAGGCCATGAATGTGGTTTCAAATCCATAACGACCGCTAATACGGAGCATCTGATTGCCGTTCTCTGTTTCCAGATATACCTGGGCACGTTCCTGATTCTCCTTCAGCCAGGTTAAAGCCTCATCGCACGAGGACAAACGATACTCATCATCGTAGCCGTCATCGATGCGGCTTGAAGAAGAACGGCAAATCACGCCAACAGAACCAGCCAGGATAGTTTGAATTTTAAGGAAAGCGTTTTTGCGGATTTTAATCATGCTCATCGGGTTATCTCCGGTTTAACCAGGGCGGGTATCGCTCGGTTTCGGGTATAACCATAGGAAATTTTTTCCCACCTGTAAAGCACTTTTTATATAAATCTATAATTATATAATTCTATGAGCGCAAAAAAGCCCCTTTGCAACAGGGGCTTATCATTCGTTCTGATCAGATGTTAAACGCTATTCGTTTTCCTGTGGGAAGCTCAACATCCAGGCTTAATTTTCCTCCCATAGCTTCAACGTAACGCTTTAATGTCGCCAGCTTTAAATCATTTCCGCGCTGCTCCAGCTTTGTTACTGCTGGCTGGCTTATACCCATCGCCTCAGCAACCTGTTTTTGTGATAACTGGAGTTCTTCACGCATCATCTGCAAGCCGACCTCAAGAATCATCTCATCTGCCATTTCTTTAATTCGCGCCTGGCTTTCAGGTGAACGGCTGGCAATCGCCTCATCTAATGTTCTCATTACTTGCTCTCCAGTGTGTTCAGATGTGCTGCAAACTCATCCTCAGCTATACGCACCAGTTTTTCATAAAACCGCTTATCGTTACTTTTGTCTCCTGCACAAAGAACGATGGCCCGGCGAATCGGATCGAACGCATAAAAGGCTCTTATCGGACGGCCAGAAAACTGAACGCGAAGCTCTTTCATATTTTTGTACCGAGAACCTTTTACGGTATCGGCATATGGCCTGGGTAACTCAGGTCCGTAAACCTGTAGCTTTTTCAAATCAGCCAAAACCTTTTCCTGAAGAGCGTCTTCTTGCTCATTTAGCCAGTCGTCAAATCGCTGGCTAAAAAGTACCGTCCACATGCTCAATCCTATAACCTGTAGTTTATATCACTAACTATATAACCTGTGAGTTATAATTTCAAGAAAAACGGGGCTATTTAACATAATGGACGTTATCGGCACCACCGGATCACCGTTCATTGTCGGATCTAAAAAATCCGCTCAAAAGATCATGTTTTCCTGGGCGTTTTCCACCGTTTTTTATGTTGCTTATTTGTTAATGAAATCTCGTTTTCAGTTTCGCCTCATTTTCGACGCGAAAGCCCTATTTTTGTGACTTTACTCCTGGCATATGGACTTCCCAGCGACGAATCCCCATAGCTGCGCAAAAATCAGCCACATAATTCAATCCCGCCCATTCGCGGATACCACCACGGGCTTTTTCAATGAAAACGGCAATCCCTTTTTTATTGAGAGCAAAAAGCCGCCAGCTTTTTGTCACTTCGTCCTGGGTAGCCACAACACAAGTGAAAGCTCCCATGCGATACAGGTCCAAGAACTCTTTGCGTGTTTTGCGTATAAGTTCCATAACAAACCTCATATTTGCATGTTTCAAACATCTGTTTTGTTATCAATGAAGATTAACCCTAACCCAGCGAAGTAACACAGCAGCGCCCAGGCTGCATACGGAATGCTGGATCTGGATGTGGACTCCTTTAACATCTGCCAGTTGCGAACATTGCGACTATCTTTTAAGCCTAGTTTTTTGGCTAACTGCGAGCCGCTCATTCCGGTCAGGCCAATGACTGCCCGAACTTCTCCACATGTAGGAGATTCCCATTCATCCGCTTTTTTTAAACAAGCCGGATTCAACATTTTTAAAACAGTATCTTTATCCATAACCATCTCCATTTATTATATCTACGATGGTAGGAAATCTTTTCCTATGTGGCAATAGAAATTTACTACATTGCGTATAAGACAAGTTTTCTATGTCTAATAGGAAATGATGTTTCTTACATTTTATCGCGTTCTGATGGCTACTGTGTGCGTATTTATCGACGTTTATTGATAAGGCTCGCCCCTTCCTCCTGCAAAGCCCGGCCGTAGGCCTTATTTCGGCCTTATATAAATTGATTTTGTATAGTTCGAAACGTGCCGTTTCGAAAAGGATGATCAGGCTGCTCCATGCCTCCGGCAAGTGCCGGAGGAGGTATATTTGAGCGTAGCGACTCGAACCGGCGCGAGCTTTAGCTCGCTGCAAGGGCGAACATATTCACAGGCAAAGCCTGTGTAAGTTAAATAAAGAAAGTCTTAATAAAAGAAAGTGATTTTGCATTTATTTGTTTAGTGCATCTATTATAAAAAACCATTTGCATATACATATCAGAACTGTGGATAACTTTATTAGCCGATGCCTGTAAAGGCGATATTTTTGCTGTGTTCAGGTTTAGAGAAAATTAATTTAGATTGTTTTTTGAACAGATATTTTATTGCGACGTAGATAATCCTCCGGTAAAACCGGATTCATCATTCAGGTGGGTTAATGTTGGAGTGATTTCCAGGTCTTTCTTAACCTGTTATAACGCTGCTCAACGAGGGATCGTAAATATGCAAGGTCAGCACCAGGATACATGCCATCAGCAAATTCCTGACTAACCTCTCTGGTGATTTGATGACGAAGTTCGGCCTCTCCCTTTTCCCGAACAAGACGCGCAGCTCTCTCCGCTGCTTTCTGTTTTGCCTTTATCTCTCTGGCCGTCTTCCTCTGACGCCATACATTCTCCATCTGCTCCTGAATAACAATACGCTTATAATCAGCCTCCGTTATCGCTTTTTTAAGCCGTTCGCTATTCTTCGCATTGAAGTAATTAAGTTTCTGGCTAACCGCACGTCTCCATGCTTGTTCAGTAATACCAACGGTTTCCAGCAGTTGATCACGAATCTCTATTTTCGCTGGCCAATACTGTTTATTCACCCGATCCCAGCGACGTTCATAATCAATAAAACCTAACGCTTTCAGTTGCGACAACGCCCTTGTACAGCGCGTTATAGACTTGTTCCCAGCTTCGGATACGGTAGACAGGCCGCAAAAATCAGCCAACGCCTCAGCACTAGCCAGAACCCGCTTAGAAATGATGTTTACATGGTGCAAAATCGCAGCGATCACAGCATTAATCGCCCGACGACGATGCTCGTTTATCCGGCGCTTCCGCTCTGACGGTTGATTAACGTAGAACGCAACCTCACACGTAAGATCACGCCCATTAATGCGCTGTAAAGCATCAGATAACACCAGCGGCAGCTTGTGCGTATGGTGCTTTGGAGGCTGGAACTCCGGCGACAAATTACAAACGTAAGCTGAACGTAGAGACGGCATTGGTCTATCCATATGTTCGCTCTTGCGTCCACGGAAAACCAACGTATAATGGGAGTTGTCGAGGCGCCCATGGATTGTTGTTGTTGGTTTTCCGTGGATGTCGCAAGAAGCCCGCAGATTTATCTGCGGGCTTTTTGTTTCCATATCTGGTCACTTTCCAACCAGACACCCACAATCATAACCACGTTACGTGGTTTTAAGAGAACTCTACCACAACACTTTCGGTCATGCACGAAGTCTCTCACTGATCGAACGATAATCCACCAGTAAAAGGATCTAAATTGGATCTCGTTTTGCGAGCATCATACTACTGGCCTAACTCCAGTCAATGATTCCCAGCCAGAAACCTGCGGTAAACTCATCGTTCAGCAATATGCTGTCCGGCTTCAAAGATAAGGTGACATCATCCCTTAACAGCGCGGCCAGTTCAGTTAAAGGGCTGTTCTGATTTAATGCTGGCCACTCATACCTGGTAATAAGTGGTCAGTCTTAACACTCACCATTTGATTGCACCCGTGTTGACGATTTGTTACTGGATATCAGACACGCTGGATAGCCAGTAGAAACATACCATTAAAATTATTACAATAATTGGTCACATGATTATCTTATGCTGAATAATAAAGATATGAATATTAATGAACTTAAAGACTGTATTCACTATGAAGTAATCGGTAGCGAGCGTCCTTTCTCCTGGCGAAAGGCAATTGTTCGCGCAATAAAACATAGAAGGGTTCGTTATTTATTTTGGTGGCGCATAGCCAAATACCTTTTTGATAAAGGCGGATACTGTCGGAAGATTGCGGGAAAAATAGAACGTTTCATTCTTGATAAATATAATGTAACAGTCCCTTTAACTGTAAATATAGGGAAAGGCTTTGATATTTCTTATCTCAACAGTGTTGTTATCGGTCACAAAGTAACAATCGGTGAAAATTGTTCAATTAAGCCCGGAGTAACTATTGGACTTCGCGGGGAATTTAATGATATGGATATTGTTATAGGGCATAATGTGACCATTGGTTGTAATGCCACCATTCTTGGTGGCAAAGTGCGTATAGGAAACAATGTCACAATAGGTGCTCATGCATTGGTATTGCATGATATTCCTGATGATTCAACATTCATCACTAAATTTCAGTCTGAAGTTATCTGCTCGTCCTCCCGAACATAACCCTGATTCATCAGCTCTGGCCATACGATATCCGGAGCTGTACTGGTGTCAATTCTACTCACTAATACTCTGTATTTTCTCCAGGAATCCAGTTGTGAATTTTCCTCGTTTGTTGCTATTTCAAGATTAACTGCATCCTGCAGAATTGCGATGTTATCTGTTGCTTCCTGGATCAACCTTGCCTTTTTCTCTTCCGCTTCCCGTATCCGAAACAGTTTTTCTGCTTCCTCATCATTCACCCAGGATACGCCGTCCCACTTCTGATACTCCCCTGCTGGCGACAACCAGGTGACATTCTCTGGTAGCGGTCCGAGTTCAGAAATAAACAATGCGTCCCCCGACGCCACGTCATAGACCGTTTTACCACGATGGTCTTCAACAATATTCCACGATTCATTTTCACTGTTAAAAACTGCCACAAAGCCAGCAGGAATTTCCGGTGGGGCGATATCTGTAGAATTAGCTGGCAGCCCTGTATGAGGTGGAATATATGCGTCACCTTCACCAATAAACTCATTAGTTCCGGCCAGCAGGTTATAAATTTTTACGGTACGTGATTGTTCACTCATTCTGAATGCCATTATGCAAGCCTCACAATATAATTAAATGCGATGTTTTTAACGGTGTTTTCCGCGTTACCAGCAGCGTTAACGGTGATGGTGTGTCCATGTGAACCAATCGCAACAGAGTGCGTATGAGCGCCAATACCAACAGTGTGTGCATGTGCCCCAGCACTTGTAGCGGTACCTGATACTGAGTGGGTATGTGCGCCAGAAGAAGGCACAGTTCCATTCCCCACCACCGTGCCACTTGATGAACCATCCAGCCAGTCGAAATTCATACCGCCACTGTTTGGTCTCCTTAATGGAACGGTATGAGTATGTGCGCCAGCACTATTTGCAGTACCAGATACATTATGGGTATGTGCACCTGTGTTATTCGTTGATTTAGTACCGTAATCAAACGACGATGTGGTTTTCGTACCCAAATCCGTATTGGATGCGCTGGCACTGTGGGTGTGCGATTTAATGCCATCCTGTTCCTGAGACAATACGGCCCGACCACTGGCGGGTTTGCCCTTGATTGTCCAGCCGCGCATATCTGGAATAACACCAGAAGGATAGGCAATAGCCAGTTTCGGATATGCTGCCTTATCAAACGTCTGCCCCAGCATGATTGCATAACCTGCAGGTGGCGTATCTGATGGCCACGGCAGCGGAACACCTGGCGGAAACGCTTCAATATTTGCCGAGCCGTCAAATTTTACGCCGTTAATTGTCCTTGCCGTTTTCAGCTTTGTTGCTGTAGCAGCATTGCCGGATAGTTCGCCTGAAAGACCACCGCTGAATGTCTGTTTCGCCATCCATGTCTGAGCTTCGTCGATAATTGGCACACGTCTTGTCGTGATCGTGCGGCTTCCCGGATTTCCTGAAATGCGAACCATAAAAAAGCGGTAGTTGGCTTTACTTACAGTGCTGCGCCATACATGCATTGAGCGTCCCGAACCAGAATCATCACTCGGACCGACTGAGATGTTTATCAGGTTGCCATCAATGACGCCCCAGTCCATACCGTCGGGAATATTGGTCATGTTATCAAGCCGAACGGTTATCAGACTGCCCGGCACAAAATCGTAGGTCTGCCAGTCCAGGCTGGTGAGCTTTGCCACAGCACCGCCGATACCCAGATTCAGGGGAAGTGAATACGAGGTGTAGACTTCCCGCCATTCGCTCCATGAGCTGCCGGTAAAGACGCGCTCAAAGGTGCGGCCTTTAAGGGTTGTACCTGTTCCGGCAGTTGTATAACGCTGCCATACATTAACACCATCAAAGCGCCTCAACACCTCCAGAATACCGAGGACTGTCACGCCGTTTCCGTCCAGTATTGGACCGTTGGTCGCTTTACCTGTAACGCTGTAAATACCTGGTGAGGTTACATCATTCAAATCACCGTCGTAATAACGACTCTCTGACTGATGACCGACTCTTAACCACGGTTCCCACTGCGGATTTGATGCATCCCAGCTTGCCGCAAGACAGCGGACATACATATTTCCACGGCGAGTGGTATAACGTTGCGTTCTTCCATAATTTCCGCCTTCGAGGATCTCAAGCATCCCCTGAGCAAAGCCGCCTTCCTCTGGATAATTGCGTTCATATGAAGCTATAGCTGAGCTACTGTTACGCCATAAACCAAGATGCTCGGCGGCTCCAAGCGTATTCAGGTCTATAGTCGTACTCAAAGGGCGGGTAGCAGATTGAGTGTGACGCCATACGCCCCACGGACCATCAGTGCCATTCCACTTATTGGCGAGTTTACGCATGTATACATTGCCGTCTCTCGTGGTAAAGCGTTGCGTACCTGCAAAATTGCCGGCAGCAAAAACCTCAAGCACACCGACAGCATTATCTTCCGGGAAATTTTTCTCCAGTGTTGCGTTGGTGGATGTTGCTTTAGACCAGATACCTGAATAAGCCTTAACAGGACCAAACGTATTCAGATCAGCATCAAGCGGCATTTCGCCATTGTTTTTCATAAACGTCAGGCTGGTAACGCCAACATTGTCCAGAAAAGCTGATTTATCCTGGATATCTGCACCGTTCTGATTTTTCGCCAGACGTGAATTTGCGTTGTCATTTGCTGCCTTGACCGCTTTTGGCGTTGCCGCCTGCGTTTCAGACGTACTGTTAGTGGCACTACTGAGCTGAACAATCCCTTTTCGCGCCGTGGTAGCGTCCTGTGCGGTGTATTTAGCGTTAGCCAGGTCATATGCAGCCTTAACAGCCTTAGGCGTCGCTGCGAGCTTTTCAGACGTGCTATTGGTGGCATTACTGAGTTGAACAATGCCTTTTGATGTTAAAGTTGCATCAGGATGATTACGTGATTGCTCATGTTTTACAATAGCTTGCTTAAGCCGCTTTGCTGAAACAGCCAGGGAATCATCTGTACCTGCATCAATTTCTTGTTCATTAGCAAATCTTGCTACTCCAACAACAGTTTCGGTTGCGGGAGGGTTAATAAACTCAACATCACCAAATGTAATGTTTTTAGTATCAAGATTTTTAATTGCTATATCACTTGATATTAAAGCAATTGTAGAAGATGCTTTATTTATTATTACTTGTTCTTGCGAGTATACAGCAAACAATGTTCCTTTATTTGTATACAAACCTATTGTATGGACAACATACTCATCTTTACTATCATCCTTCGCAGTTACATGAATGGTATCAGGAGAAACGACTTTGCCTCCTATTGTGGTAAGTCGCTTTATTTCATCTGTTATTTTTGTTTGTGTGGTTGATGTGGCATAATATCTACTACCTAAACCAACAGAAACGATCTCAACTTTATTTGTTCCAGTCTTGTTGGCATTAACCAGCGCCTTACGCCCGGCGTCAGTCATCGTAAATAATAATTTACTCACGCTTAATTCCTTGGATTAACAAATCGCAAATTAGCACTCACCAATTAATCGTACATAAGACACAGGCTGGAAAGCACCGACAATACCAACACCACCTGAAACATTGGTTGCTTGCGAAAATGTAAATAGTGTTCTTGCCGACTTTGCACTCTTGATACTTCTTAACGTATCCTCCAACATCTCTTTCGAAGGAACAGCACCATCAAAAGAGTTAATCGAAGCAACAATTGAGGCTGTATATGGTTCGCCAGGTGGTGATGTTTCAAACCATTCTGTTATGTTTACCTCTCCACCCAAGCTATTTACTACATCTTCAACCGCTGCCCTTGTACCCTTTATTCGCTTTGTTCGTATTATTGATTTAAAAACAGAACGCTTTAACGATACAGGCCAACTATCCCTCCATGTATCAGCATTCCATTGCCAAGCTAAATGATCGAGAACAACTGAGTCCAGGTTATCAACAACGCTATATATTTCTGTCTTATATATTAAATTGTTAATTGCTTGTAGTTCATCATCAATAGCTTTCGACATAGCTATCACGTTGGGATCGCTAGCTAAGTTAGGAGGTAAAACATCCAACAAGCTAACATTAAAGATATCAGCCATCCTCTAACCCCGCATACTGGCAATTTATATTTCTCTCTCTGGCGACCTGTGTCTCTCCAACCACATTAAAAACAGGACTTGATATTTCTAATCTTTTAGCCCCAGCATTTTTTAAACGTTGAATAATTTCATCTGGATTTATATCTCTTCCCATAACCGAACGTTGCCATTGTTTATACTCATCAATAGCTTTCTCAACCTCACTTTGAATTAAAGTTGTTCTGTTTTTGTCCGATGAGTTAATCCAGTATTTAATTATTATATCGTATTCAATGCTCTCTGGTTTCTTAACAAGAACTTTATCTGTGAATGGTCGAATATTAGTTGCAGAGAGAACGCTATTTATCTGCTCTAATAGTTCATCAGAAGGTATATCTCCGTTCTCTAACAAAGAACGGATTTCTACAATTCCGGGCGATGGTGTATATACATTCACATCTTTTATATTCTGATTGGCTGTTCTTGTCCAATATTTATAAGAATCCTCCGGCCCTGCTGTAGACAGTTTTTCCGGCGACAGTTTTATTCTTTCAGCATAATTATCATCTGACTCCGTATCAGCACCAGAATTAGATGTTGTTACATTCCTTACTCTGGAAACATACGGCAACGGAGTCACCAACTCATTTATTTGCCCTGGTAAAAAGCCATTCCCAGATAAACCAGGTATAACAGCATATCCTGAGACTGTACCAACTGTTTTCCCAGCAGGTATTTCCAACAAAATATCTGTTTGGAAAATAACACCATTTCCAGTTGAAACTTGAGTGCCAGCAGGTATTGTATATATCCCCGATAATTTTGTTGACAGATTAAACTCAAATGTAGTCAAGGCAGATTGAGCTTCCAGCCTAGGCGTATCCGTCAGATAGCCTATATGGTCGAGATATTCACCTTCACCATATGTAAGAAGGTTTTGTTTTGCAGAAAAATCGATAGCTTTTCTTTGCTGTATAATAATCTCACACAATGATAAGATGAATAATCTACGTGGATCAGCAGGTGCTAATGTTTCACCTGTTATACTCTCAAAAGCCCTGATTGAACGAGTTGTTATATCAGTCGGGTTAGAATCTGCGAAAGTAATATCTGGCAAACCACCACGCGGCAACGTCATTCTCTAACTCCTATCACAAGTTTTGGCCTAATAAAACCATCAGAAACGTCCGTTCTTTCAAAAGTAACAGAATGGATAATCGCTCTAGGCTCAAACTCACTAATTTTTTGAATTATTTCTCGTGTTGCTGTAGCAATAAAAATTGGACTAGGGCTATCAACAAGACTTGAATTAATTCCTAATTTTCTGGCATATGGTACAGTGCCAATTTGAGTATTAATAATAGTAGAGACATTTTGCAAAACTTCTTCTACAACTGTTTTGGGCGACCAATCAATCGAGTAAGAAGGTGATGATATGGTAAACGTATTATTCATAATAATTTACCTAACGCACTTCTAGTTTTTGACTCTATATTGCCAGCAATATCAACTAATGCTTCTTTCAGAGAGGTCTGTCCGACTTCCTGTAATTTAATGCCGACGATAATCACTCGTGGATTCCCAGTTGGACCGAAATAAGTCCATGATTCCTCTATATCTGTAATTATAAAATTACCAAAATACTGAATACCAATTACAACAGGATTTACTTCCTGAATTGATTGCATTGTCCTAAGTAATGAAAGCGCAGCCAATGGAACAATGCCAAGTGTTGTATCCAACCGCATATTAAAACTAACTTCATCCAGATCTGGACCTATATCCTCCAGAACAGGTTTAAGCCCAATAACATCATGGCGCGCTACACGACGCTTTGACGTCCTTTTAAAATTGTTGAACGTATTCACCACTATTGATGAGGCAACAAAAGGCATTGTACCAAGCATACCCACAATCATGCCTGAGCCTCCGTTGTCGGAGCGTATTCCCCCTGAGCTGTGTGATGGTGGCCTTTAGATTTAATCCCATCAACATCTATATCACCACCAACAACCTTAACATTCCCAGAAATTGTAGCTGCAACACCTCCAGCAGAAGATCCTTTCATTCCACCTTTGAAGGTTAGTAATCCTTCAACTGTAGCATTTCCGGTAATGATGGTTTCTGGAGCATCAATAGTTACGGTTCCTGTAGCCTTAATGGTTACATCTCCGACAGCATCAACAAGGAGTAAATTAGATTCTCTGTCTATCTCAATACGAGTTCCGTTATTAAATCTAATGACGCGTTTATTAACAGTATTAGATGGCGGCTTCTGTGTTTCATCATAAAAACTACCAAGAATAAAACCTTGTTGCGGCCCCGCGGGATGAAAGATACACAAAACTTGCTCACCAATATCTGGCATCCAGTAATCAGCATTCTTATCTGTATTTTTCACAATAACTGATAACTTTGCCGAAGTGACGTTATCCTGATCATCGAAAGTAACTCTTGCTGTAACATCACCATCATCAATATCAGAAACAACGCCAACTCTTATAGTCTGACGTAATAATGTTTCTAAATCATTCATAATTAATACCCATTAATTACTCTTCGGACATCAATCGAGGTGGTATAACCACTAGTCCCAATTGAATGCACAGCTTTCGATATAAGATATTTTCCAGAAAATGAACCGAATCCCTCCAGATTTATAGTTACACCAGCTACCAATCTGGTGTCTCCAACCAATACTAAAGATCCGGTATTTTGATATCTATTTTTAAGCCGCAAAGCAGCCTTTGCCTTACGTTTTGCTTCATCTAAATTAGCTACCAGTTTTCTTATCTTAAGATTCGACCCTTCTTCTACGGATGGATCTACCCAAGTATACGAAAGCGACTTTCTTTTTTTAGGTACGCGATATTTGCACGTGCAACTTTTATACAAATCTGTAGATTGTGTGCTAAAGCTATATCTGATTATCTCATCAATACCTAACGTAAGCGTAGCGATAGGATCTTTTTGCTCAAACATCTCTTGAGCAAATATTATTAATTGGCTATCAGTGACCTTTAACGACAACCCTTCATCCTGGCAAAGTCGATGGAGAAATTTTAAATCGCTTTCCTCCATTTGATCTTCACGCGCATAATATGGATTACTATCACCATCAATAAGAAACAACAGTTCAAGGTTAGCTAATTTAGCTATAGAAGTTGCTATATCTTTAAGAGTTGTTTTTTCCCATGCATTACTTTTTAAATCACGTCTAATGCCTGATGAAACAGGAACAGAAACAGCAGTTACCTCAACCACAGAAGGTGGTCCAGAGCAAGTTATGCCATCTACCTGGAATTTCCCGCACTCAAGGACGATTTGATTTATAGGCTTAAAGCTCAAATCAATAAAATCACCCTTTTTAGGTGTCCAGTCTCCAGACCATTTCCCATCATCATTTTTTAATATAATAGAAATATCATCGACCTGACCATCTTCATTATCTGTATAAGACATTGACAAAACATCAGGTGACATATGAGCGGTAATATTTACATTCTGATATATAACATCAAAAAGCGTTTTACGTAACACTATTGCGTCTCCACGGAGGAAAATTGTTTACTGATATTGGCATAACCGGAGCATCAGGAACTTTAAGAATAATTCCCGCAGAAAAAAGCACCGTAAAGCGGTGCTCAGTATTAGCATCAATAAGAAGATAAGACAGGTACTCATTACCATACAACTTTAAAGCGATACTATCCCATGAGTCCCCTTGAACCGTTCTATAATCATCCAAAACTTAATCTCCGTTGTTGGAACATATGAGCACTCAATTTCTTCTCAAAATCAGAATATCCCGCATCTAATGCTCTTTTAGCTGCCGCCTCAGTTTCCTTTGGTGAACCAGCCGGAAGATTGATTACAGGTGAATAGGTTATTCCACCAGTCACAGCGTTAACGTTCTGGCGAGGTCCAGAAGTCCCAGCGGCAGATATCCCGTGAGGTGATAAATTTGATTGCCCGAACTTGCTTGCTATTGCATTCTGTAAGCTGTTATTCCTGCTAACACCTGATGCCAGAGTAGTCATTATTGCACCACCTGACTTTGTTAGCTGTGAGAATGGACCTTTTTTCGCGTCAGAGAACGGTAAATACTCACGTACAGAAGAAAAAACGCCTTTCACTTCATTAATTAAAGCATTTGCTTTTGATTTTATCCCAGTGATTAACGTCTCAATTATTTTTGCGCCTGACTCACTCCAGTTTATTCCAGATAAATAAGTCGTTACAGATTGGAATGCTCTTATAAAGAGTCCAACTGGTGAAAAACGCATAAAAACAGATACCAGTGTATCTATGATTTTCTTTCCTGTTTCGCTCCAGTTAATGCCAGAAAGGTAATTTGTTGTAATTTTAAATGCTTTAATTAAGAACGGAAGCGGAGACATCCATTTAAAAGCACTAATTAATGTACTGTAAATTCTTACTCCTGCCGAACTCCAGTTTATGTTGGAAAGATAATCCCATGCTTTACCAAACATAGATATAATCCATCCATTGAGGTCAAAGTTTAAGATAAAGTTTTTTATAGCCTCAAATGATTTAACTGTATATTCCTTAACAGAAGGCCAAACTCTGACAGCATAATCTCTGATCTTATCCCAATTCTGATAGAGCAATATTCCTGCGGCAACCAGCGCAGATATAGCCATCTGAATCCACCCGAAGGGTGTTAGCTTTGTCGCTACAGATAAAGCCAGCATAGCTACCCTACACGCTATAACCACACTTTTCATGGTTAGAAACGCACCTGCCGCCATCACTATCTGAGACACAAAATTGGGGTTGTTAGCTACAAATTCACTAATTTTTGTAATCAGCGGAACCAAAACACTAAGCGCGGCATTCAAAGCAGGTTGCAAGGCCTGACCAAAACTTAATGATGCATTGCTAGCCTGAATACGTAATTGTTTCAATCGCTCCGCATTATCTTTCGTTATGTTGGCAAAATCGCGGTCAATAACAGCACTTCCAGCTCCAAGAGATGTTGCTTTGATTCTCTGGTATTCCTTCCAGTTTTGAATCATCGGACGAACAAAGTTCTGAACCTGCATATCGCCAAATAGTTCACCAAGTAACTTCTGATCTCCGTTCTTAGTCATTTTCATGACAGAATGCATTGCAGCTTCGAATGGATTCTTCCCTTTTTTCTGCGCTGTTGTAACAATTTTATATAAATCTACACCGAAATTTTTCTTTGCTTTTTTTAGTGTTTCAGGGGAAAGTATTTTTGCCAAAAAGTTGTTCATATTATTAGCAGCCTCATCCGAAGTTGCAGCCCCCTTGCGAGCTATCTGCAAAGCTGCACCCATCGTCGCGGCTGCTTCTTTACCTCCCATTTTTAATGCCTGGAACTGAGCACCAAGCACAGGAAGATTTTTGGCCATATCTTTAAATTCAAAGTTCCCCTCTTTCCCTGCCTGAACCAGAATCCCCATTGCAGACTTCATTTGAGATGGATCAATCTTCAATGAGTCACTTAATGTAAATGATGCTTTCGAGACATCGAGGATATCAGAGCCAGTAGCTGTAGCTGTTCGCCCAATAGTTAGTAGATTCGCCTGAGCCTCTTTATAATCCTGCCCAGCAGCGACGAGAAAACCCTGAGCGGCCTGAATATCAGATGCAAACTGGTTGGTAGCCGTTCCGGTAACAAGCATCGCCTGCCCCATCGCCTGAACTTCTTCCGGCTTCATATCTGCCGTAAGACCAATCATTTTGTTTTCACGATTGAAATTTGCTGCATTGTTAGCAGCAGCAAATGCACCAGCCGCTACAGCACCAGTTTGTAATCCTGACCTTACAAGTTGACTCTTTGCCTCACCAAGATGCTCTCGCTTCAATTCACGCTGCCTTTCCAACGCGCGGTTTAAGGGGTTTGAGGGCCAATGGAACGAAAACGTACGTTTATGGTATAACTTATTGATT